TATTTTTCGTATTTTTCGTATTTTTCGTATTTTTCGTATTTTTCGTATTTTTCGTATTTTTCGTATTTTTCGTATTTTTCGTATTTTTCGTATTTTTCGTATTTTTTCTTCATAAAAATGATAAAATTGATTTATTTTGTATTGTACAAAGAATATTTATATAAAAAGCATCAAAACTAATCAATAATGGAATCAAGAATCGTGAAAATATATATTCCTCGTATTTTGGGAAATGTCAACAAAAACCTTATCGTAAAAACATTCGATATTTTGAAAATAGGTAAAGTATTTTATATAGATATTCATAATAGAGTCAATGAGAACAATAATCCTTATTATTTCGCGTTTGCTATGGTACAATTGTATAATACATATGAAGCCAATGTATTTTACAATTCCCTATTCGAAAATAATGTTGTTAGAATATTTTATGATATTGAAGAAGCAAAATTTTGGGAAGTAAAAAAACACGTCGAAATCAAAGACCGTGGATATTTGAGTTGTAAAGTAAAAGATACTGTTACGAAGGCACCTGCTTTTATGACATTGAAATGGTTTGTCGATAAATATAATAAACCAACACGTCTATTTAATTTCGCTAAGATCCATCCTATTTTAGAGAAATCAGTTTTTACAAATAATAACGAGTATATTCCATATGGAATTGATATTGAAAGTGGGTTTACTGAACAAGATAGAATCGAATTGATAAATGAATATTCTGAAATTGAAAAAGAGATTTATAATGGAATGCCATTTTTGGGAAGAATTGAGATTTATTGAGTATAAAAAATATATACCTGTGAAGATTTACATAAAAAACAATAAAAAACATGGCATTGCGCCATTTTTTTATTTCATGGTATATTATATAATGTCACATATTTACGCATTTCAAATTGAAAAATTAAAAATAAATTTCGATAATATTATCACTTTGAAACGCGAAATTGCGAAAATAAAACATTTAGTAGTCGAAAAATTGGCTCATTTGAAAGAAGTATATAATGACCTTATCAAATCCAATAATAAAAAAATATTCATATTTTGTTTAGATTCGTTTTATTTTCAATACAAGACTTTTGCCATGGAAATGGAGAACATTGATAGATTCAGAGTATTGATGAATAATCGTATGTATTGTGATTATTACAAATTATTCAATATTATTCTTGCTTATATAAAAGAAAACCATTCTGAATTGTCAAAATTGATGAAAAATTCATCATCAAATGAAGAAAGCAAACTGGATATAAATGATTTAGAATTGAAAACTTTTCCTGTTTACAAAGATTTAGAACCTTTTCTTGAGTATAAAATCGAAGATATAAAAGATATTCATCATAATATTCTACACTTGATTAATAAATTGTATAGTCAATATACTGAAAACGATGACCAAATTGGACATTATAATGAGAATCAAAAAGTAGGGTTCTCAATATCTAATTTTTTGAATACATTGAATTACGAAAATAATTTATTGAAGGAACAAGTTTCATTGTTCGTGAGTTATATTTCGTTTTTTCATATATCACAAAAAAAACAAATTAATCGTTTGTATTTGAGAATGCAAGATTTTTATAAAGAAATTGAGAACAATATCAATATCAATCATACATTCTCAATTGAGGATATTGGTGATGAACAGCGAATCGAACGTTTCTTTTTTGTTGGTGAAGATGTACAAATTGAATCCATTTTAGAAGATTCTGATTTGCTTATGGAAAATACCGATAAAATGATTGAAAAATTAGAGGTCATTGTAGAAAAACGCGATGATAATACAAATTCATCTATTTTAGAAGAGGTATTAGATAAAAATCAAGAAATCGTAGATATAGAAAACTCTGTTTCTAGTGAAGAAACAATATAATATTTTTGCTAACGATTGTTGTGTTTTTGTAATCATAATTCTAATTTTTTTTACAATTATATAATATAAACTTGATATTATATAATGCCAACCTATTCAGACGATGGTGAACCTGAGAAAATAAAAAAAAACGATAATCACGATATCGATGATGATAAACATGAAAATAAACGTTTAGATGGTTTGAAAGAAAATTCGGATAATGTTAGTACAGCAGCATCAAGTGCAACACAACATGTTGAATGGTCACCTGAAAATGAATTGATAATGGTTGAATGGTGTGATGTAGCACAATGTTATAAATGGTTGAATGCTAGAGCCCATAGTAAATATTCTCTTATGAATGCTTGGTTCACTATACCTGCTATTGTTTTATCAACGATTTCCGGAACTGCTTCGTTTGCTCAAACCAGTTTACCTCTAGAATATCAAGTATATTCTCCTATGGCAATCGGTGCCATTAATATTTTCATTGGTATCTTGACAACTGTACAACAATATCTGAAAATTGCCGAATTGAACGAAGCACATCGTGTTTCATCCATATCATGGGATAAATTCGCACGTAATATTCGTATTGAATTGGCTAAAAAACCAGAAGAACGTATGGATGCTGGGCATTTTTTGAAATTGAATCGTCAAGAATTCGACAGACTCATGGAAACAAGTCCTATGGTCCATGAAGATATTATCAAAGAATTCAGTAGAAAATTCCAAGGTGCTCCTGGTTCTGCCGAACGTAAAAATTTCGAGGAATTAAGAAAACCTGATATTTGTAATTCGATTACTAGTGCTAATCAAACAAGACATCCATGGTATTTAGAATTGAATAAATCAGTTGATGTATTTGATAACACGGCCATAGATGAAGAAGTTCTCAAATCAAAGGATAATTTAATCCGACTACAACAGCGCCGTATAACTGAAAACGAAGCAGAACTCAAACAAAAGAAATATTTAGAAATGGAACAAACAAAACGTCAAAAAGAATTCGATGAAATGTTAGAACGTCAAAAGAAAGAGGTTGAAAATAAATACAAAATAAATATTGATAAAATAAATAGTTATATTGATGATTTCGAGAACATTTACTCAAGAAAACCATTGAAAGAAGAATTATTCGAATCATTGAAAATGACTATACCAAAATTCGATTTGGAACAATACGTAGATACTATTTATAATAACAATATCGAAAACGTTTAATTCATAATTCGATGAATAAATGGTTTGTATTTATACTCCAATAATCTTTATCATCCTCTTTGAAACTAATACAATGATATGTTTTGAAAGGTAATTTCGATACATCTGTCTCATCACCTATCAATTCCTCTTTTGTAATATTTGTTTTATTCAACATGTATAGTGTATTGTTGATGAATGCTGCGTATCTTTTTATTTTTGATAAATTGTTATATTCAAGAGGTTCTGTTGAGAACAAATAAATATTTCCAAAAACATCATGTTCTATTCGTTCATCTATTATTGATATTGATTTGCCACGATCTTCATTCTCGTTATAATAATTATTTTCATAATTTTTATAAGTTCCATTACATTGATATAGCATAATTGGCCTTTCTATTGGAAAGTCGGTAGAATCTTTTATGTTATTGAGAACTTGATATTCATTGAACATATCGATTATATATTGTTTTACAGGAATATCTAATATTCGGTTTTTTATGGTTATTTCATCTAATATTCCCCATATTGAATCTTTTGATGGGGCTCCCTCGACCGAAACTGGTGGTTTTTCGAGAACATTTTCCGGTTTTTCCAAGGTGGGTTCCTCGACCGAAACTGGTGGTTTTTCGAGAACATTTTCCGGTTTTTCCGATGGGCTTTCTACGAAAGCCTTGTTCTCAAATATAGCAATTATATTATTGTTTCCAATATCAACAAATCCTTTGTACATCTCATAAATATTTTCGATTGGTTTATCATTTCTAGAATTGTATAATCGAGAACATTCGTCTAAAAAATAATCGTCAATATCCATGTTTTCTGGAATATTATTGAAAGTTATTTTTGTTTCTGGAAATTCATAAAAACCATTTTCTTTTTCAAAATAAAATTCTAAAAAGGGCGTTCTCAATTCATGATTTATTTTGTAGATACAAATTGATAAAATATATTCTAGATTCATATCTCGATGTAATTCTATTTCTTTAGATAAATCGTCTTCATTTATATATACATAATCATCGTTTTCGACTTCTTCATTTTCAATATATTCGTATTTTCTGTTGACATCTTTTTCTCGTTCTTGAATTGGTGTTTTTGAAAACATATCATCTGTATCCTCTTTTTTCATTATAGATACTGTATTTGATGGATTCCCTATGATTTTTTCTATAATTTTTCTCTTTGAATCAGTCTTTGACATTTATATAGTTCCGTTATATATTTAATTACGATTTTTTTATATAAATTAAAACAATATAAACAATAATAGTATAATATAATAACAAGCAATCTATATCAAGCGCTAGTTATTGAATATTTTCAAAATACTCTACTAAATTAAAATGTACTCAGACGAATACGACAAAGAACAAGAACAATACAACGATTACTTAGATACTGATATTTATAGTATTTCTGAAGTTTCTAGTATAAATTCACATGACAAAAACAAAAAGAAAAAATATGAAGACGCAAAAAAAGCTGACCCAGGTTATCATAAATTGAAACGTCTTGTCAATACCAAGAATGGTATGAAAAGAGAATCATATGAACTCTATACCACATCTTGTGATACTGGTGCTATTATTCGTAATGCGGTTACTGGTGTTCGATTCAATAAATTTCGTGTCGGTAGTCGTGCTGAATCTCAGTTTTTCAAAACTCGTTTAGTAACAGGCCAAACTGGTCGTGATGGTGAAACTTTGTATTTTGATAGTCCCGAAGAATATGAGAAACATATGAGAATTATAGTTCCACCCGAAATCAAAGAAAAATGGTTAGAAAAGCGTATGTATGATTTACATAGAGAATAATTAACAAAGCATAATGGAAGCGGCTCGAGACGTCGGTTGAATGTAAATATAATATGTAAAAGTCATATAGATATAATATTAGTAATTTAATTAATATTATAGATAATATATATAAATGTTTTGGAAAATCTTATTATTGAATATCGTCTGTTATAGTAATGTTTGTCGTATAACGCCATATCAAATTGGTTATTCAAAGAATTCAAACATGAAAAAAACGTATATTCGTTCAGTAGCATACGATGATAACAATGAACGAACTGGAAATTTATTCGAACCAAAGAATAGTATGAATAATTCAACAGAGAAAACTCCTGTCTTGAAATATAAAACTAAAAGCCCCTTTTTTTCGAAAAAAGAAGGTCGTGATGAGAGATATGATACAATAGATGAAAAACCAAATAATCTTGATGTTATTATGAATTTGACAAAATTTTATGATGATATGGCATTACTAAGACAATTAGAAAGTAATATTTCTCATTTTGCGAAAATCAATTTGATAAATGAAAACGATATATTGAAAGACAAAAATAATTCAATCTACGCTCACAATATATTAGCTGGTGGATTACTTAGAGATTGGTGAATGTATGAATTCTATTTTCGTATGATACAAGTATATATTTTGTACATAATTTGTATACGATGTCTATAAAACCTATCACTGCTGTCGCAGTATTTGATACAAAAAAAATAAAAGGAACTGTTTATTTCAGTGAAGATTTGAAAAATAATTGTGTAAATATCGATATCAATTTAGTGGGTCTGAAAAAATCCGGCTTACATGGTTTCCATGTACATGAATATGGTGATATGAGTGAACAATGTCAAAGTATGTGTGCTCATTTCAATCCATATAATAAAAAACACGGTGGTCAAACATCTACCGAACGTCATGTTGGCGATTTAGGAAATCTCATTACTGATAATAATGGATTCGCAAAATACAGAATAACTGACTCTCTTATCAAATTACGTGGTACTAAATCCAACATAATAGGTCGTGGTCTCATTATTCATGAAGACGAAGATGATTGTGGTCTAGGTAATATGCCTGATAGTTTAACTACTGGTAATTCAGGTAAGAGAATTGCTTGTGCTGTTATTGGTTATGCTAAACGATGTTAATTCGGCTATAAAAAAATATGTATAATATATAAATATTTCAATTATATATTATTATGACTGACGCGCCCATACCTATTATAGCATACGTTATGATTGGAATAACATCCGCTGTTTTAGCATATGTTACTTATTATGATGATGATGGTGTTGAAAAAGAAGAAAAACTTTTAGAAAATATACAAAATGAACCTATTACAACAACAACATCTAGTATTTTACCAAATGTAACATCTATGTTACCTACATTACCTGCTATTTTTACTGGTAAAAAACAAGAACCTCCTATTGCTGAAGCAAGACTGATAGAAGAAAATGAGCAGGCTATTGAACCACAAGAACCACTACAGAAACAACAACCTGAACAAACCGGTGGAAAAAAAACGAAAAAAAATAAGACAAAAAATAATAAACAATTACATAAAGACTCTAAAAATAATAAAACGAAATGGCGTCGATAAAATTATTATTTGCCAATTAGAACACCGAGATGATGTTTAGTTGTGTTTGTTGCGTTTTCATAAGCAGTATTGAAAGAATATATTTTTGCTAAATTCAAATCTCTATCAAATCGTAATTCTTTTAATGCTTTTTTTTTCTTTTCGTATTCTTCTTCTTCTTCCTTAGTACGAGCTTTTTTGATATACTGCCATTTTTCTCTAGTCATAATTCTTTCAATTTGAGCTTCTGGCAATTTTTTTCCTAAAAGTTCTCTTTTTGCTGTTGTTGTTCTTTTTCTAGTGTTGGTTTTGGTTTGAGTTTTACCAGTTGATTCACAGTTACCAGTTTCTTTGTTGCGTCTTGTACCGTTTGGGCAGCGAGGTTTTGTCATTATAAATGATTATATATAAAATATAGAAAAAATTGATAAAAAAATTGATAAAAAACCTCATTCGTTTGAAATTTGATACAAAACGAATATGTCTACAAGTATTTACGATTTTTATAAATTGAAAAAGGGTGTCACTGAATCATTATATTGGTACAAAATCGTTAGGACTACAAACCCAAACAATATACAATTTATTGAAAAACACATAGAACTTTTGAAAGATGTTTATGCCTTGAAACATTTATCATGTAATCCGTTTGCGGTTGAAATGTTATCAAGACATCCTGAAAAAATAATTTGGAATGAATTTGTAAGAAATCCAAATGCTATTCACGTAATAGACAAATATTTCGATTTATGTTTTCAATCGTTGAATAAATATGAGAAACGAGAATTATTGAAACACCCTAATTTTGTTCATCTTATAAAAAAATATCAGCAAAAAATTGTAGATGAGTTGTTATTTATTGATTGTATTCCTGAAATATTGGAAACCAATAAACCTGAATATTTTGATTTGTTTGAAAAATATTTGGAAAAGTATCCAGAAAAAATAGAAGAAATAAAAAATACTTCATTGTCTAGTTTTTGGCGGGAATTATGTCAAAATCCATATGCTATTCACATAATAGAAGAAAATTTACATAAATTACCCGATTATGGTTGGGCTTCAATAGCAAAAAATGAAAAAGCTATTCATTTGATAGAAAAAAATCTTGATAAACTCAATTATATTGGTCTTAATTCAAAATATCAATATGCTTATGTATGCTGGGATAATTTGTCAGAAAACCCAGCTGCTATTTCATTATTGAAAAAAAATATAAATAGAATAAATTGGGAACATTTGGTGAAAAATCCGAATGCTATGCAAATATACGAAGACTATCCAGAAAAAATGTGGGATTATCTTTGTCATATGAATTATGAAGATTTCTCTGTTAGTATCCCCATATTTGAATTGGATTATGATGCTATCGGAGCGCGATGCGCCATTTATAAAGAAGAACTTATCGCAATTGCTTTACATCCATCTAGAATTGAACACTATTTAGATATGGGAAAAAGCATTGATGAATTGGATAATTATATATAAATAATTGTATCTATTCTGATAAAATTGAATAAAAAACCTTTTTTTATTCAATCAAAAACTAAAACGAAAATGTACTGTTTGACTAATTTACTGAAGCCAGATTCCATAAACACTAGTAATACAAAAATAATCAATTATGATAATGAAACATCTATCGAAACCTTCAAAAATGTATTGAATTTATTGTTCTATAACAAAAATGGTTATGATAAAATATACATATCATTTGGTAGTAAAATGACAGAACCCTTTACAAAATTTGATTATCCTGAAAAAATTAGTAAAAACAAAATTTGCTCGAATTCGATTGAACAAATGATACCGGCATTTCTAAAAACATCCGATTCCGATACACGTTTTCTATCTATCATTATTGATAATTTCAATGATAATAATAGTATCAACAAAAATCTGATTTTATTAGAATCAGAAAAAAGACCAAATCTAGATATCGTTATTTTCGATAAATTTTGTTCTCAATCGTTCTTGACAGAATTGACAAAATATTTTGGAAAACTATTCAATTTCTTCGATATGAATCAAAAAAACATCATGATTTGTAATTACGTAAGTTTCGATAAAAAAACTACGAATGAAATTGATTTGTATTCACAAAAAATGATACCGGAAACAATTCAAAAAGTATTAGACAATAAAGAATTCGAAAAATATACATATTGTTTTTATCAATGGTTTGGATACAAATTTTATTTTTATAATTTTATCTATAATTATAAAATTATCGAATCATTGACAATTACAAACAACTACTGGTTAGATGATTTCGAAATTCTCGTCAAGCAATTGATAAACGAAAATGTCGATTCTACAAAAACGCAAAAAATAATGCTAACTGACCCAAAAATGCTTTTAGTAATGGATAATGTTTATGATATTACAAGTGATTGTTCGTATAAATATGAAATCGCCATTTCTTTACGAAAATATTTTTATGAACATGGCCAACTGGAACTTTTGTATGACTAATTTATATTGAATTTGATTTATCTATACATCTATCGAAAAATGCTTTTATTTGTTCCGTATTCGCTCCTAACACAGCATCATCTGGTATAAATGAAGTATTTCCTTTATAATAACATAATATTGCTGGAATACCATTTATCATTTTTTTATTTTTCAAATACGCATATAGATCAATTGATTCATCCACATCGATCAATACACATTGAACATTATTTGGCATTAAATTGAATTCTTCCTTAACATATGACTCGATTGATTTACATGGCTTACACCATTCAGCACCTAATTTCACGACGATTAAACCAGGATTGGTTGTTAATAAATTCAAGAATGCTTGACGATTTTCTAATTCAGTTATAATTTCTAAAGGCATACCGTATAAATATTTATATTATATTTTTATATAGTTTTGGTTGATATGAAAAAAGTATATAGAAATATAATATAAATATAATAAATACATTTGATAATGAAATTATTACATATAACATTTCACAAAGGATGTGAATTAGAAATAGAATATGTTTTTACTAAATTGGGTCATACAATAGATGTAATGCGTTTTGACGATGGGGAAACAACTGGCGAAAGTATATATAGTATAAATCATAATCGTGCTGAAAAATGTTGGAAAAAATATAAAGATCTTTTCAATACATATGATGGAATAATTACGTCAGATACATGTCCTACTAGTCGACCATTTTTACAAAACAATTGGTCAAAATTGTTAATTATTTGGGTTTGTAATCGTTTTGATTATCATATTCAACCCGAATCTGTTGATCCAGAATTTTATCAATTACTTCGTGATATTCCGAATAGAAAAAATGTATATATATATTCGGATATACTATGATTGAACTATTGGATGCCATGAGTAAAAATGTAGATATTGGTAATTTAATTATTAAACCGTCTGGTAAAAATTTGAAATCCATTAATTCACAAAAAAATTATAATAATAAAATTACAAACAAATTCTACGTACCAGTTTATCATAATGAAACTATTTTATTAAATTTATCCGAAAAACTAAAATCATTAAATATTGATAATGAATGTAAAAGATTTTCACATATATCAGATTTATTACAATATCAAGGCGTTATATGTATTCCATATGCGTGGTCGACTCTTACGTTTTTTGAAATGTTACAATTAGGATTAATTACCTTTATACCTACCGAAAGATTTTTAATTGAATTATTCAAAACTGGTTATTATTGGTTTCAACCACCATTTAATATCAATAATCCTGGGTTATTAAAATTATCAGAATGGTACTGTAACGAACATAAAGATATTTTGGTATTTTTTGATTCATGGGATGATTTACAAATTAAAATCAAAACCACGGATTATGAAGAAAAAACAAAAACAATATTGAATTTTGCTAAAAAACATCATGATAATACTCTAACATTATGGAATAATATTATAAATAATTATAATATAAACAAATAACATTTATATCAACTATAATAATAATAAATGGATTCTATTTCTATATTGAATAGTAAATATAAGGATTTATTAGACAATGCGTTATCTTATTATACTAGCAATGAAACATTTGTAAAATATTTTGGAAGAGTACCATTATCAAGATATTATACTTTCAAATATTGTTTTGAAGAATTCGAGAAAAATAATATGAAAACAGTAGTTGAATTAGGTACAAGTAGAAGTTTTGTAGATGGTAGATTTGAAGGTTGTAATTCAGATAATATACTTTATTGGGAACCTGGAAATCCATCTAAATGGGATTGGGCTGCTGGTTGTTTTACAAAAACTGCGGCTGAATGTTTATATTATGTGCCTGGATTCAATTTAACAACTGTTGATTTGATCCAAAATCATATAAATCGTTGTAAAATAATGAATTCATCAAACAACAAAATCAATTATCTAGTTATGTCTTCTGAAGAATATTTGTCAACAGTCAATGAAAAAATAGATTTTCTGTATTTAGATACAGGCGATATGACACCTATTAAGTTTACTGCTGACCTCCATCTAAGAGAAGCAAAAATAATAATTGAACGTGATTTGATAAATAAAAATGGAATTATTTTGATTGATGATATACGAAGTACAGTTCCATATGAAAGTGGTGAAACTATTGATTTAGGAAAGGGTCATTTATCAATACCGTATTTCATAGAAAACGGTTTTGAATTAGTTATGGATGAATATCAAACAGTTTTACGAAAAATGTAATATTTTAAAAATACGTAATTGTCAATTATTTGTGATATATACTAATATATATAACAAATAATATAAATTATCATTCCTATATGACAGATTCAAAACATAATTTGAATATTCATATGTATAAATTCGAGGAAATTTTAGGATTATTCGATTTAACTTATGATATTTCGATTGACGACATGAAGCGAGCGAAAAAAAAAGTATTAATGACACATCCAGACAAATCTCGCCTCTCACCTGATTATTTTCTTTTTTATAAAAAAGCTTTTGATATTGTTGTCAGATTCTATGAAGAACAAAACAAGCAAAATCAAAAAATACCTAGTGAGAAACAAAATTATGATACATCGAATATCGATACATCGAACAGATCAATGTCGAAACAAGTATCCAATGTTATCAACAAAATGAGCGAAACCGAATTCCAACAAAAGTTTAATAAATTATTCGAAGAAAATATGTCGAATCGTCCCGACCCATCAAAAAATGAATGGTTTCATAAAGACGAACCTATTTATAATATCGACGAAAAAGTGAATTCGAATAATATGGGACAAGCATTCGACAAAATCAAACAGACACAAAATCAAACAGTAGTTGATAGATATAGAGGTGTTGAGAATTTATATGTTAATATGGATTCCGGTTCTCGATTATATGATGATGATTTCGATAATGATGATACATACGTTACATGTGATCCTTTCAGTAAGTTGAAATTCGATGATTTGCGTAAAGTTCATAAAGATCAAACAGTTTTTGCTGTTAGCGAACGTGATATTGAAAAAGTGCCAAAATATTCTAGTGTCGACCAATTTATGAGAGAACGAGGTAAACAGACATTGACGCCACTAGAAAAACAAGAAGCAGAACGTGTGTTAGAAAGCCAAGATAAGATATTTAGAGAACGTATGATGCGTAAGGAATATGAAGCACAATTGAAAAGTTCTCAATATAGCGAAAAAAATAAGGTAGTATTATCCAATTTCTTGAGAATACAAAATATTTAGAATCATATGAATATATTATATTATATACATATTATATATACCTATTATATAAAATGCCAAAACCTCGCTGCCCAAACGGAACTAGACGCAATAAAACTACAGGTAAATGCGAACCAAAAAACAAATCGATGTCAAAAACATCACCAAAATCAAATAATAAGACTGTAAAAAATCTTGATAAATGTGCCAAAGGCGTAAAAATGCCTGAACACCGAATTGAAAATATTATCAAATTTGAAAAAAGTATCGACGACGCTACCGGAATGTCAAAAAATGCGGAATATTATAAAAAAATGGAAACTATTTTGAAAAGCCTATGTTTTCCAAAAAATACTCAATGGCAAAATACTGGAACTTTTACTGTTGCTCGTTATCAAGCAATCAAAGCATAAGTTTAGTCAAGATAAAATATAAAATACAAAGTTTTATATTTTACATATCAATATATTTCTATAAATATGCTAATAACACGTCATTTTCAATATGACCATTTAATGTACTAAATTTATAATCTTTATTTATTTCTGTAATTTTATTCATAATTTCTTGTAAAAAATTAATATTACCATAACTATTTTCACCCCATGGCAAAGGGCTTTTTATGATTCTCAAATCATCTATCATTATAATATTATCTTTTCTATCAATTGATTTTATAGCTTCCAATTCATCAAACAATGGACATCGTTTTTTATAATTATAAATATTTTGGTTATCTACGTGAGCATCTAAAAAAAACATGGTTCTATTTTCAAACACTTTATCGTTGATATAATTTTTCATATTACTACTATCATCTAATATTAAATTATATCTACCTGTTTTTACATCATCTTCGAAAATATCTAACCCTAAACAAACCCAATCTGGTCGAATTTCAATACAATAAATTTTTTCAAATCCACTTCTTAATGCCATTTTACTGGAAACCTCACCACGTGGATCCCATAAACCTGTTTCAAAATAATTAACACAATTATATTTTTGTCTTAATTGCTCCAAATCAAAACTAATAGGCATGTATATAATATTTTAAATGAATAATTTTTTAAACTATTTTATGATTAAAATATAAATATTTTTATTATATCAATAATCATCAGATATAATAATTATCTACGTAACATCCATGGTTTCTCCATATCCAACATCATATTTTCATAATTTACATTTCGATTTTCAATATCACTATAGCTTTCATATTGAGTCACTGTCGGTGGAGTAATCATGTACCAGAAATCCTGTAATTGTAATCTTTTCCAATACATATCCAGAGCATATGTTGACGGATTGTTCGGTTCTCGCATGAGTCCATTAGCACTTTCACGGAAATTCTTCAAAAGTGTATCGTAATAATGTTTTTTTACGACATAACCAGTAGTGGTTTGACAATAAAACACCCTGGCACAATATTCAGTTACTTGTTGAAATGGCGGAACATTATTACCGCCTATTATTAATAAATCCCAATTGATATCGTCGTTCTCGTAAAATTTTTGTAAATTTCTTTTGAATAATTCCGGATTACGAAATGTAATATCATCTTCACAAATAAATACATATTCATAATCTCGTTGTTTGGCTAATTCTAGACATTTTATATGACTCATCGTACAACCTACCGCACCATTGTTCATTTTCACAGCATTTATACGTTCCGCGTCGATTCCCATTTTTTTGAATTCTGATTGTACATGTTCTAATCTATCTTTTCTATGTTCTAGATTTATAACAAGTGTATTTTTCAATAATTCCATTTTGTTGTCAAATATATACTATAAAATATATATTTGTTCGTTTTTATATATTTTTAGATATGTTCTATTTGTAAATAAGAAGGTAAATTATCATATTTTTTTTTTACAAAATTACAGAATTCAATATAAGACAGTCCAAAAGAATCTATGTTACTATTTTCTTCTATTTCTTTTACAAAATATTTCGATTCACGAATACGATATCCATATTTGCCAAACTCACTGAATTTATGATATTGTAATAAATCCGGATAAAATTTATCCATAAATGATGCTATTGTTATATATTCACTAAAACGAAAATAAGTATGTGACAAACTCATAATACTATGTATCCATGTTGGATTTTTGGATAGTTTACATTCATATAATTCTATATATCCTATCAAATCATTTATAATATTATGATGAAATACAAAATGGTGCGGAACGAATGTACCCTCGTCTGGAACTATCATTTTGATACCAATAAGGGCATTCAAAGAACTCTTATATTGTTCTATATTCCATTCCGACCTAGCTTGTTCTTGTAATAAGGCAAAACGATATTTTGGATTGTCGTTGGTTGGATAAATATCCCATTTGATAATTGGAACTAAATCTGAATCCCAAACTACAAATGGGTCTGATAAACCTTTTATTTGTTTTTGCGCCCCTAATTTTATAAGTTGTTGATACCACCATCCAAATTCTCGAGAACGTTCATCTATTATGTTATTGAACAATTGTTTTATATCATCAATATTCAATCCATAATTTTTCATAAAAAATGTTTCCTCTGGCAAAGCAATTATAGTATTTTTGTTCCAATTACTAGACATCGTGTTAATTTCATCGATATATTGTAATGGAGTTATTATATATATATTTCGTGGATTATAAAATGTATATACTGCTTCTATAACTGTTCTTACCATATTATGATAACGGTGTAGTGGTATTACAAAATCTACTACATTATTATCATCATACATATAATTCAAATACTATAATATACATATATTACATTATTTTTTATTTTTTTCTAAAACTACTATTATTTCTTATCGATTACTACTTCTTTGAGAACATTCCGCATTATCTTTTCTACATACTTTTCATGCTGATCGTCAGTTTGACCACCCATTGAATTCAATGCGATCTTTAAATAATCATCATTTTCTTTGGTATCTAATATTCTGAAATCTGGATTTTCCTCCTGCCATTTTGGTAAGGTTCTCATGTTTTTACGTGCGATCCTTTGTATAGCTAATTTCAATTTTGCTTTTTCTTCATCATCCTTTTCCCATGAATTTTCATCTTTTACATATACAATTTCTCGTTTCAAATCACTACAATGTATTGGTCTCATAGTATAATCAAGTTCTTTAAGACCTCTCAGAAATATCCCACTGATTCCTTCTACATAACCTAGTTTACCTGTTTTTTCTAGGTCAGCTATTTGAACTTGTAATGAATTCACAAAATCTGTAATATTCATAGCATCTTTACATGTTTCATTCAAAAAGAAATTTAGATTAAATTGACTATTGTTTGTTGTATTATTAGTAGTATTATTGGTAATAGATTGATTCTTAGCTAATTCTATAATTTGTTTACTATGTTCTTTGTTTTGTTCAATCAAGATTGTTTGTAATTCTTTATTTTGTTTTATCAAATCTAACACTAAATCAATAGTAATTTCTTGTTTATTGTTATCAAGTTCTCGAAATTCATTTGCCAATTCATTTTTATTTTCAATAACTTGACATTTTTTCTTATGTTTATATAATCCGCTATACGTGATAAATGATTTATTACATATGTCACAAACATTATCTTTTTTAATATCATTAATCATATT